TCATCACCAAATGTCAATCCTACGTTTGCAGGAATATTAACATCATTTGTAGCAGTTAAATCTATATCAGCACCTGAAGTAATTTCAGCAATTACTGGTGATGTTAAAGTTTTATTTGTAAGTGTTTCTGTTCCTGCTAATGTAGCAAAAGAACCATCACTTAACGCTGTATTAAATTGAGCAGTCGTACCTGTTAAAGTATTACTTGATAAGTTTATAGTTTTATTTGTTAGAGTTTGTGTATCTGATAATGTTGCAACAACTGTATTATCAATTCCTACAGTTAATGTATTTGTCGCACCAGATGTATTAATACCAGTACCTCCAGCAATTGTAAGTGTTTCACTGTCTAAGTCAATAGATAATGCACCACCTGAATCACCTTGGAAGTCTAAGTCTTGTGCTGTAACTTGTGAGTCAACATAATCTTTAACAGCAGCAGAAGTAGGAATAGTTGTATCGTTATCGTTTGAACCAATTCCTTCAGACTCTATTACAATAGCTGAACCAGCAAAATCAGCAACTTCTACATTTGATAGAGAGTTACCTGTACCGTTTGCATCAAAAGTTTTATTTGTTAAAGTATGTGTTGATGAATCTGTTACAACTGAACTGTCAATAGCAACTGTTACAGCATTGCCTGTTGCTGAAGTATCTATTCCAGTACCACCTGAAACAGTTAATGTTTCAGTGTCTAAATCTATAGCGATTGTACCACTATCAGTTGTTAAATCTAAATCTTGTGCTGTAACTTGTGAGTCAACATAAGTTTTAATTGATTTCGCAGAAGCAAGAGTATCATCACTTGCAGATACAGCAGCTAAATCTGTATCAACAACACCTGAAGCGAAATCGGCAACTTCAAGGTTTGTAATACTGTTACCAGTGCCGTTAGCATCAAATGTTTTGTTTGTTAAAGTATGAGTTGATGATGCTGTTAGTACGTCAGCGTGTGTACTAATTGTGATTGTATCACCCGAAACTGAAGTATCAATGTTTGTACCACCAGTAAATGTTAATGTATCTGTTCCTAATGCAACACCATCGTCTGTACCACTATCAGCAGCAATATCTAAAGTTGTTGATATTGTAGCCGTACCAGCCGCTGTTAAACGACCTTGTTGGTCAACAGTAAATGTTGGTATTGCAGTTGAAGAACCATAACTACCTGGAGTTACAGCAGTATCATCTAAATCAAATGTAACTTCGTTGTTAGAAACTGTTGCAGTTAAACCTGTATCACCTGTAAACGTTAAAGTTTCACCAGTAGTAAATGTGTCTGTGTTTGATCCATCAGATAAAGTAAATGAACCAGATGGTACAGCAGCAAAACTTAAATTACCTGAACCGTCAACTGTTAAAAATTGACCGTTTGAGTATGTACTTGGAAGAGTATAAGTAACGTCTGAAGCTAATGAGTTGGGAGATTTAAGAGCTACATAATTAGAACCATTACTGGTACCTTCGTTTAATTTTATTGTACCACCTGTGGTAGCATTATTACCAATAAGCAATTCATCAATTGCTTTATTAGAGTCTACTATTAAACCAGAAGACGCAGTTAACGTTCCTGGTGTGTGATTTAGTAAATCTACAAAATATTGACCACCAATTAGTTTTGGTGTATTTGATGTTGAGGTTGGATCACCTATATAAAGTCTATGACCATTACCACCTGCACCTGTACTTGTTGCGCCAGTATCATATACATAGGCCAATTCCCCTTGGTTTAGTCCACTTGGTGCTGTAGCGCCTGTGGTTCTTTTAATTTTTATTATTGTTGCCATTTATCTCTCCCTTTAAAATGTGCCACCGTTTAGAATTAAGTTTCCACTTTCAGTTAGTATATCATTTCGACTTGTCCATTTTTTAGAACTGTTATCATATTGTAATAATGCACCATCATTTAATGTTGATACATTTACATCAGCCAAACTATTTAATCTAGTTGAAGCTGATGGTACCGTAACAGATACCTGTTTAGGACCTGCTGAGGTAGTTGTGTTAATTTTAGCGGTTATATTAGCCATTATTGCCTTTAAAAATTATAATTTTCTAATATTTATAATAGTTGGGCAATATACAATGACTAAATTAGTTATTTTTCCTCATTTTTTTCAAGTTTAATTTCTTCTGCTATAACATTGTCATAATGTTTTTGTAAAACATTTACTTTTTCTAATTCTAATGAAAGTCTTAGTCTGTTAGACTCTAAGTCTTGTCTTATTAAAATAGAATTTAAACATTTTGTTGATAAATCACTTCTTTTATATTCTTTTCCGTCAATTATGAACGTTTGTTCTTTAGTTTGTGTATTCAATTCACTACTCATTTTTTCTCCTTATTATTAATTATTATTAAACATTTGGCCTTATAGTCATTATTCCTTCAATAACTCTAGTAACCGTACTATCTGACGCAGTTATATCAACGTCATAAACATATCGTGCTGGTGCATCTAAAGCTGCTGTTTGATCAGCAGTTAAAGATAATGCAACAACACCTGTTGTTGGTTCATTGATTGTAGTTGTAATAGTGGTTCTTGTTCTTGTTGAACTGTAGCCAAGTGCCATCTTTGCAGACGCAGTATATCCAGTTAAGTCTAATGCGTTACCATCCGAGTCTTTAACTGTTATTGATGAGCTAAAAGTTGCACCTTGTTCTACTATTAAGTTTGCTATCGCTGCCATAGTACTATTTATACGACTAAATATCTCATATGAATTTAAAAATTGTTGATATAATTAATAATTATGATGAGATGATTAAAATTACAAATAATGCTTCTAAGTATCATCCTAGAAACTTTTTAAATTTTGAAAAAAGAATTTATGGATACAGTAATTTTTTTTCAGTATATTTAAATGATGAATTAATAGCAATTTCTGGTATTTGGCAATCAAAGACTTGGCCAAAAAATTACTATAGAGTTGCTGATAGAACTTTTTATTTTCCATCTTTTAGACAAAACAGCTTAAGTAACTCATTGAATACACCTTATAAGGATATAAGTAGCAGTTATTTAATTCCTATGCAAACCGAAATTGTCGTTAAAAAAAATGGTTTTCCATTTTATAGTATGTTTGCACATCCTAATGCTCTACAAAGATCAATCAACTTACAAAATAAAAATAGTAAATACAAATATAAGTTTATCAATGAATTATATTGGACATGCCATGCTAAACCTAATAAACTTCATAAATATTGTTGGCAAAATGTTGCAATTTTAGAAAAATATAAAAATATTAATTTACCAAAATATGAATAATTACATTACAGAAATTAATATTGATTGTGATAGACAAAAACTACTTAATGAATTTAATTCAGTAGAGTTAGTTCCATACACACCAAGTAGACCGATCAAAGCTGACACATGGTTTTCGTATCAACCTGACTGGTTGACTTTAACAATAAAAGATTATTCTAATTTTCCAGAAATAAAAAAAATCAAAGACTTAATTATGAACACATTTAAATTAGAACCAATAGGTAAATTATTTCAGTTATCTAAAGGAGTAGAAATTCCACCACATAAAGATATGGGTCATAGATCATGTATTAATATTGTTTTAAGTAACGATCCTGCACCTGTGACATATAAAAACTATGGAGATGTTGTTTATAAAACAGCTATATTAAATGTTTCAAAACGACATAGTGTAAACGCTGGCCCACAAAGAAAAGTAATAAAGTTTCAGTTAGGTAGATTATTTTATAGTGACGCAGTAAAGATATGGAATTCAAAACAGTTAATTATGTAAACTTACTTTAATTAATATAACAATGGTGATAGTCAAAAGCAAGTCTCCATAAAAATCGTTTACCTTTTACTTCATTTCTCTTATGTAAACTATGCCATTGGTCCATAAATATAAAATCTCCTGAACGCCAATCTGAATGATGGTAAATATACTTATTCTGAAAAACATGAAGTTTTAATTCCTCTATTAAAAATGTATAATCTTTCATTGTTTGACGATGCCAAAGTTTTTGAATATAATGGTATGTAAGATGTAATCCCTTTTCTTTGTCATATGGATGAGTGTAGATAAGTGGTTTTGTAACTGCATTTTTAAACGCTGGATGTTCCGTATACATTTTCAACTCTTTATCACCTTCTTTTAGATGATAAAATGTATTATTTACAAACTTAAACGAACCATCAATTTGAAGTAATAACTCTTTATCTGTTTCAGGCAAATCTCTATATGCTTGTCTTACATCACAAAAACTTGTAACACTATCAATGCCAGGTTTTATACAATAGAGTGCAACACATGACTCAAAACCAGAGTCTCTTGCATTACCATTGCTATGCCAACCAAGTTCACCGTCTGCAAAAATACCAATTTTTTCACCATTACTATCTCTTTCGTTAGTAACACGACAAAGATCAGGATATCTATCATCATTCATAAACTGTTTTGGCTGAACAGTTCTTCCAATTGTTCTTGCTACTCTAACTATTTCCTCATTATTTAAATTTTGGTTTCTTACAATTATTACATTATCTGTTGCAATTGCTCTACCCATTTTCAAAATATTCTCTTTGCTGGCAGTTTTCAAGTCAATATCATAATGTGTTACTTTCATTGTAAATCTTTCTGACCATTAATAGATAAGATCATTCTAACATCATCAGTTTCACCAAAATTCCATGCACTATGTAAAGACCCTGGATTTACAAACCAAGCACTACCATCAGCTGGTAAATGTTTAACTTCAGGAAATTTATCTTTCTTACTTTTTACAGCAGTCATTGCCCAAGGATTTGTTTTTAATGAAATATAAACACGAATACTATAAGTGGTATCATAATCAATATGTGGTAAAATTGTAGCACCAGGTTCTTTAACAACAAGTCTACAACGAGTCACTGGCGACTTAAACATATTGATTACTTCCTCAACATAAGTATCTTTATATTCTGATAATATTTTACCATAACATCTCTCATCTTCTTTATTATTTCGATAATACTTTAAATCTTCTTTTAGTTGAGTTATTGGTGTTTGTTTATACTTATCACTTAAATATGGACTACCGCAAGTTTCACTAATATTATCTTGCAGGTGACTAAAATTTTCAAAACATTTTAATAACCTATCAACATCAACTTTTATATGACTTATTTTTTTAAAATTTGGTAATTCTGTTCTTTTTTTAAGAATTGTGGTGGTCATAGTGATTTCCTTCAAAAGGTGCAAAAATATTTATCCATAAAACGTTTGTCGGGCCCCTTTCATTGTGACCAAATAAATTTAAAATACCATATGATATAAATGACATAGGTAATAGTAATATAGTATATAATAAAAGTTGTGTACTAATCAAACCTAAACTCACATAAGTAGCAATAAGTATAATCCATTTATATTTGTGCATAAAAATAACTCTTGGATTTTTGTATAAGTCTAATACAAATTTTCTAGGTATTTGTTTAACACGATACAATGAGAATAAAACTTCATGCCATTTTTTATAATTTGGACTATGTGGATCTTTGTTAGTATCTGAGTAAGCATGATGCATCCGATGTAAGCCACTCCAACTTAATGGTGAGCATGCACTTGAAATAACTCCCAAGTAAATAACAATAGTTTCTAAAAAAGAAGATAATTTTACTTGCCTATGAGATAGGCACCTATGGTATCCTATGGTAATTCCAAAAAGTACCATTACCCAATAAAAAAGGTAAAAATATAAAATATGCACCATAACGAAAAAAGTTTTTAAGGAGTTTCCATACTCCACGAAACTAAGTTGTCATTACAAAAATTAAGTCTATTTTCTACATGTGAACTAGTAGCTGTTTCATTTTTAAACTCGAAATAACTAGTTTCATCTTTAAAAACAGTTGTATAAGTTTCTGTTAAACCAGAAACAGTTTTGACGGGTTTTTGTAAAATTTTACCTTGATCAAAATAACTATCAATTAAAGCAGTCATATCGCTTTGTTGAAAGTTAAAAACGACGCCATCATTTGGTTTTGAATATATCATTTTTATTGTATAAGACATATTACTATTTATATAACTCCAACTATGTGTATTCTATCTTTTTTTGAGGCATTTAAAGCTGTATGATATTGTGTAGTATCTACAACATAATAGTTACCATCTGCTGGATAATTTTTTATCTGCCTGTCTATAATCATAAAACAACTCTCATTGGTTTCAATAGGTATATGTATCCTTTTTGATAAGTCCTTGTGATAAGTGTAACATGTTTTTGATTTTAAATTCATTACTCTGGTTCTGTACATTTTTAGTTCATCTATAATACTATTTGTGTATGGTAAATCAAAAATAAATTTATTGAAGTCTGTTTCCTTATATCCCATTTCATATTTTTCATTCCATTTACCCACACCCCAAAATGGATCTAAATTATCTTCAGTACCTTGAAGACAAATCTGCTCATCAAACTTAGGTAAAAGTTTTAACTCTTGTTTAATTTTTTCTAAATCTATGGACATATCGTAATATCCTTTATTCTATGTGGTTGATTTAATATCCACTCAATAATAGAAACGCAATAATCAATTGACATTTTTTTATCTTCTATATGAGCCACTCTAGGAGAGTCAAAGTAACCAAATTTTACAATTGTAGTATCTATGTTTTGATAAAATAGTTGTTCATTTGCCTTTTCTAATGCTGTCTTTTCAATGGCATAAAGATGACTATATTTTTTTATTCCATCTGATGAATTAGAACCTATATTAATAATCTTTTTATTTAACTTTGATGCTTCATATAATAAGTTAACCTGTGAAAAACCATCATGTTTACAATTAATAAAAACATCACAGTCTTTTAAGTCGTCAACTGTGTTATATTTTTCACTTAATGCTTTACCAAGGCCTCTTCTAATTCCTGTTATGTAAAACTTCATTATGATCCTATTATCATATATCTATCAAATTTATTTAATGGCATTACATACTCATCTAAAATATTTAAGTTTATAGACTCTTTAAATTCTTCAATAGATTTTTTACAATTTATATGTTCTTTAATATCAAAATAGTTATTACTTTGTAATACCATTAAAGAAGCTGTTTTCTTTTTTTTAATAAAATTATTTAATACTTTATCGGATATATGTTCACAAGATGTACAAACAACAATATCAAATTCAGAAATATCATATTCTGATATATCGGCAGTTTCAAACTTAACATTTGAAAACATTTTTTTACCAATATCTTTACACATTGGATCAATATCAAAAGATATTACCCTTTCTGTAGTATACGTTGACAATAACTGTGCTGATAGGCCATACCAACCTGCTGCCACACAGATTTTAGGGTTATCAAACATCTCTAAATGTGGCTTTAATTTGTCTATTAACCAAGTCTTACTTTTAATTTGATTTTCATTAACACTATTGATTATACTTTTTGTCAATTCATCTTTAGTAAACCTATCAATAGTATTTAAAACATCACTATAATTTATCATACTAAATATATATACAAGATGAAAAGAGTGATTTACAGTTTATATATTGATATACCAGATGATGAGTTAGATTATCAACCACCATTTATGTGGGATAACATCTCTAAAACAAATCGAACAAAAGAATTATTTAAAAAACATTATCACAAACTTTTAGAGGTAAAAAAACAATACTCTAAAAATATCAATGTAGATTTTAAAATGTATGAGTGGGATGATCAGTATAAAAAGTATTACAAATTTTTTAAAGAGAAATATCCAGAAATAACAACCTATAACATAGTAAATTTTTATAAAATTCATTTACTGTATGAATTGGCTAAAGAGTATGACGAGATATTATACCTAGACTTTGATGTTGTGCCAGTTACAAAAGAGTCCTTTTTTGATGTTTGGGATTTAACAAAAGGAATATGTGTTTTAAATAATAATAATTCAGTAAACAAAAAAAACAAAAAAGTACACGAAATAAAAAATCATAGTGTAAGAAGTCCAACGGCAAAATACTTTAACACTCAGGCTATGTTAATAGAAACAGGTCACAGTCCTGTAAATGATGTTATCAATACAGGCATAATTGGAATTAACAAAGAGCACTTAAATCAATTAAATTATTTTAAAAATTTTAGAGAAGTTTTAGATTTAATGAGTAAATTAAGAGATGATAAAAGTTACGACTTATTTCCAAAAAATATTGTTGATATATTTGGTTACGACAACGAAACCTTGTTTAGTTATAAATTAAAAACAAACAACGTAAACGTGCAATGGTTAGATAATAAGTGGCATAATTTTTATGATTTAGAATATTATATACCTAAAGATACTAAACTACTACACGTTATTAATAAACGTTTTGAATATGTATGGAGATTTTATGAAAAATGTGATTTATAGTTTTTATATTGACATTGAGCCTAATAATTCAAAACATACAAACACTAAAAATAAACTAAAAACCTATTATACTGAATTAGTAAATATCAAAAAAGATTATGCTAAAAAGTGCAATGCTGACTTTGTTATGTTTGGCCAAGATGAGGTTTATGATAAGTTTAAAGGTAGATATGATTTGTATGAGTTTGATACATTAAACTTTTACAAACACTTTTTATATGAAAATCTTTTTGACAAATATGACAATATTTTATATTTAGATTTTGATGTTATACCAAATACTAATCAATCTTTTTTTGAACAATTTAATATGAATAAAATAAATGTTCGCTCGGTAAATTCAACAGTTCAAAATACGTGGTCTGAAGACGCTTTAACTAAAAGACTTGAAAAAGAAAACCACGATGATATAATCAACGTTCATTTTGATAAGTATAGTATGTACATAAAAGCTTTAGCAAAACAATCTATGTTTTTTACAAATGAAAATTACAATGTAACCTATGATGTTATTAACACAGGTATAATATGTGCAAGTAGTAAAATATTAAAACAAGTGCAACTTATGAAGAATTTAGATAATTTAATTAATCTTTTAAACAAAGCAAAATCTGAAGAATATTTTGGAAATACTATTAGTTCTATGTATGAACCTAATAACGAAACATTTTTTACATATCTTTTGGAAAAAAATAATATAGATTGGTTTGATCTACCTAAAACCTGGCACGATATGTTATTAAAAAATGATGATATATCTGATGCTAATATGTTACATTTTATAAACAAAAAATTTGAAAGTTATTTTAATGCAACTTGATCCGTATAATTTAGATATATTTGTTGATATAACGACTAACTGTAACGCTGGTTGTCCTATGTGTCATAGAACAAACCCTAAAAATAAGTGTAAAACAGCTGAGTGGTTACCAACAATAGATTGGTCTTTAGAACAATTTAAAAAAGCATATCCTGAAAATGTTATCAAAGTTGCTAGAAAATTAACAATTTGTGGTACGTGGGGTGATCCTATTATTAATAAAGATTTTTTAGATATTATAAAATATGTGAGGGAAACAAACAAAAATGTTATACTAAGTATTCACACTAATGGCTCTTTAAGAAATGAAGATTTTTGGTGGGAACTTGGAGTGATTGGTGGTAAAAAATTAAATGTTAATTTTGCAGTTGAAGGCATATCTCAACAAATGCACGAACTTTATAGGCAAAAAACTTTTTTAAATAAAATACTTAATAATATGCAAGTTTTATCTAATACACAGGCTAAAGTTGCCACACAAACAATTATCTTTAAACATAATGAGCAACATTTAAAAGAAATAGAAGAATTGTGTTACAAACATGGTTCTAAATATCATCAACACATTTACACAGATAGAACATTTATTAATAATACTTACTCATTTATTGATAGTAATGGTTTTAGTAAAAAACTTGAGCGATCAATACCTAAAATACCTGAAAACACTTCAATTAAGTTAAATAAAAATCTTGGAATAAAAAAAGAAAATTCAAAAATAAATGTATGGTACACACGAAGACAAGAAACAAAATCTACAAATTCAAATAATATTTCATGTAAGTGGTTAAGAGATAATAAAATTTTAGTTAATCCAGATGGTCAAGTATTACCATGTTGTTATTTTGCAAACACTCATTTTTTCAATTCAATAACAAAAATTGAAAATACTTTGGTAACACATCCTTTAATCAAGCATTACAATCAGTATAAAAAAAGTCATAATGTTTTTCACAATAATTTATTAGATATTATAAAGAATGACTGGTTTAGAAAGAAGTTGCCTGATAGTTGGAAAAGTAATAATCCTGTGTCCCAATGTTCAAAATTTTGCGGATCTTAAAATGAAAAAGTCTTTTATTAAAGAATTTTACAAAAAAAATAAGTCATATTGTGCTATGCCTTTTAAAGAAATATATGCAGATAATGCTGGTAGATATAAATTATGTTGTCACGCTAAACCTACAAACGAATTGAAAAAATATACAACTGAAAATACAACTCCTTTTGATTTTTTTAACTCACCCGAAATGGAAGAAATAAGAAATAAAATAATTATTGGTAACAAAATTGATGCATGTAAAACTTGTTACAAATTAGAAGAAACGGGTGAGTCATATAGGAATGGCAAATATCTTAACAAATATGGTATAGATATGGAAGTAAAAAACGTAGGCCTAAAATTAAGAATACATGGATCGTATTGTAACTTAGGATGTTATATGTGCCATCCATACAACTCATCTACAAGAAGAAATGAATTAAAACAAATCTATGGTGAAAAAGGTATATGGGGAGATCCGTTTAAGTCTGTAAAACACAAACAATGGAATGATATAACAAAAGATATACTAGACAACATACATTTAGTTTCTTATATGAATATTACTGGTGGTGAACCATTACAACTTCCCAAACATTGGCAATTTTTAGATTTAATACCTAATGAACACGCAAAACATATAAAATTATCTTATGACACAAATTTAACTGAATTAAGATATAAAGATAAATCTATATTTGATTATGTAGAAAAATTTGAAAATATAAAATTGGGTGTTTCATGCGATCACTATGGTAAAAAGTTAGATTGGATAAGATATCCAATAGATAGATTAAAATTTGAGTCAAACATAAAAGAAGCACACAGCTTAATACATCAGTTGAATTGCACAGTTTCATTATTAAATATATTTGATTTAAATGAAATATATGACTACTATATGAAAAAATTTAATGTTCACACAACGTTTGTTAATATAGTTAGAGGACCTCAATTTCTTTCAATAAGAAATTTAAATGAAAAACAAAAAAATTATATATTAAAAAAATATGAACACAAAGATTACTTTGATTATATAAAGGCAGAGTTGATTTTAGATCCTATAGATGTTAATAATACTAAAATGAAACAGTATTGTGATAACTTGTCAAAACATAGAAAATTTAACTGGAGAGAAATGTGGAATGAATTTGGAAATTAGCAAAACAAGATTTTTTAAAAGAAGAAGTATAAACCTTGATATAACTCATCGTTGCACTTTACAATGTCCTAAATGTAATAGACAAATATTTTCTGAAAGAAAACTAAAAGTGCCTGGACAAGATATGACTATTTCTCAGTTTACAAAGATTATTAACTTTTATAATACAATTACTTTTTGTGGCCAAATATCTGATCCCATATTCAATCCATATTTTATTGATTTTTTAAAAATAGCTTACAAAAATAATATTAAGATTGATGTTAAAACAGCAGCATCACATAAGTCAATAGATTGGTATAAAAGGGCATTTGAAGCAAATCCTAATGCACAATGGACATTTGGTATAGACGGTCTGCCAAAAGATAGTCATTTACACCGCATAAATCAAAATGGTAAATATCTTTTTGAAGTAATGCTTATGTCTAAAAAATACATTAAAAATGTTGTATGGCAGTGTATAGTATTTTCATATAACGAAAATAATATAGAAGAAATAAAAAATATTGCAAAAAATAATAATATTACTTTAATGTTTTATTACTCATCAAGGTTTTATGAAAATGACCCTCTTAAACCTAAAAATAAAAACTACTATATTAAAAGAGATTGGTTAGATAGGAGTAAACTGAAATGAAAATAAAACCCAAATGTATGATAAAACCAGCTTCAAAAAATGATAATAACTACATAGACCATCAATACCTAGGACACTCAGCAAAAGGATTTATATTGCCATGTTGTTGGTGTGATATACCAAATCCTAAAAGTGATGATGAAATAAACAAATTGTTTAAAGAAAAATTACATATAGATAACAATGATTCTATTGAAGAAATTGTTTTATCGGACGAATGGATAAGTTTTTTATCAACACTGATAGATAATCCATCTAAAGCATCTAAAGTTTGTAAAAAATATTGTTCGGTAGAAAATAAAATGAATGTGATTAAAAAAGTTACTATTCATTCAAAAGATAAAGTAAAAGATTTTAAAAAATAATGATAAAAATTTGTACAGTATATTTTGAAGGCAAATACACACCAGACTATGTTAAAAAACTATACAATAGTTTAAAAAGAAACAGCACCATACCATTTGAGTTTATATGTTATAGTGATAATCCAAATGTAAAAGCAGACACAATAATACCTCTACCAAAACATTCAGATATTAAATTACATTGGCACAAACTTGCGTTTTTTTCACCACTATTTGCTTATCAAAAACCAGAAGATGAAATAATCATTATGGATATAGATCAAGTTATAGTTGATAATATTGATGATATGATTAGTTGGCCTGTTGCTGATAATGAACTAGTGTCATATAATAAATGGTGGAATGACACAAAACTCACACTTAATGGTGGTTGGTATAAGTTTAAGTCTGGAACATTTAGATATGTTTGGGATGAATTTATAAAAAATATAGAATATTATCAACTTAAATATTATAACAACGGTGTTGTTCACCACAAATATTATGGGGAACAAAATTATGTTGAAGATATGATAAGGCATAATCGTGGAGAAATAACCTTAATGCCTAGAGAGTGGGTGGGTAAATATACCAATGATGAAAAAACTAATTTACAATACAATGTAAAATATTCAGAATTGTTTAATACAGACTATATGATTTTAGATGAACCAAATCCTAAATTAAAAATAGTTCACTTTGCTAATCCAAATAGTAACATACACAGTTCTAAAGAAGAATGGATAAAGAGGTATTGGAAATGAGAATAATTTGTGTAAGAACTGGTAAAAAATATACTAACTGGCACGCTAGAAATCTAAAACATATGATAGATGAACATTCTGGCCTAAAGTATGATAGTTTTGAAGTTATTGAAGATGATCTATATGGTAATTGGTATAACAAGTTTCAAATGTATGATAGATTTAGAGATGGTGAAAATCTATACTTTGATTTAGATATTGTAATATACAATAAAATTCCCAACCTAATAAGAAAAGATTTTACTTTATTAAATGCTTGGTGGAGAGATGAATATCACACACCTCTAAACTCATCTATTGTATCGTGGACTGGTGACGTGTCATTTATATGGGACAAATTTAAAAGTGCTGAAGACTATTACTTAACAAAATATTGGAGAGGTAGTGATGAATTTTATTACAAAGAAATAAAATATAATACCTATGATAAAGTTTGTTACTCAATACAAGAAAATGAACAACAAGATAAAAACTATAGTATCTGTCTTTTAAACCAAAACAAACATCTTATGGATGAAGGTTGGTCTGGTTGGTGGAAAAACTATTTTGTTAGTTCAAACGCTACAGATAATGTATCGTAGATAGTTTGAGCTTTTCTTAACTTTGTTTTTAATTCAGTACTTTTAGAGTTTTTAATTTTATCTAATTCAAATAACGCAATCTTTAAGGTAAACAATTCTTCTTTGTCTTCAGACCTTTCTTCAAAAATAGTTTTTACAAGTAGATTAAAAAACTTTGTATCAATTTTATTATTTTCTAAAATCAATCCTTCATCTTTAGCAATTCTAAGCATGTTTTCTTCATACTCTTTTCTTTCATCTACCTTTTTTTTATAAGTTAATTCATGTAACTCGTCTAAAGAAATAAATTTTGTAAGAACTTTATATTGTTCACTATTTTCATCAAAGGGTGTAATTTCTGTAAATACACTTTTCTTATCTTCAGACCTTACAACCATTTCTATATTTTGTCTATTTGCATCTACAAAATATGCGGTAATTAAATTATCTTTTAAATATTCTTCACTTAACATTTTTGTTCTCCTCTATATAATTATATACCAGTTAATAATATATTCATAATATAATCTTATTTATCTAAGATTTATTTATTCTTAAATAATATGTATTTGCAGTTACAGCTGTACCATTTGGAAACTCTTGTGCTCTATAATCGTCAGCATTTACAAATCTTGTTTGGTAATTACCAGAACCATTTAAAATAGTATCACCCATTCCCGAACCTCTTGTATTACCAGAACCAGATGTACCTAAATTATAACTAATAGAATAACCATCAGATGATGAAGCTGCTGTATATCTAATCCATTCTTGCAATAAGGAATTAAATGTAGCAGATGTAAACTGTTGAATGTTATTTGATGCATTAACATAATATGGCAACGTAAAAGATGGTGCTGAACCGTTAACTCTATGCAAATAATAATTTGTAATTGTTGTTGGTTGATCAAGTGTTTCTGGAATACTTCCTGCAGTATAAAGTGATGTATCTGCTCTAGTATCTGTAAATACTGGAGTGGCTGAAACTAAAGTTGATCCTGTAACACTTGAACTTGATGATATATGATAAGTTCCTGCCTGATCTGTTGTTGTTGTTGCAGCTGTTAATAAATCTATTGCTGGATGTAAAAAAGTATCTTTTACATCTTGTAAATTCATTGCTTGTAACTGTCCACTTGCATTATAATAGACTGGCCAAGTTTTACCTGTATCAGTTGTTGGCGATACAGATGCTGTTGATGAGTTTATTTTTGAGTAATTTACTGTCACTGTGCCTGGTTCCGCTGTTGTGGCTTCACTTGGATAATTTGTTGCACTTGATGAATAAGCTCCAGCTTGTTTTCTTGTATCTGTAATTGTTCCTAAATTTCCACCTGAACTAACTACTGATAATGCAACACTAGGATTTAATGAGTATTGATAAACAACTTGATCTACTATCGAGTCAACCATTGCAGTTGACATCTCTCTTAAATTTCCACTTACTTCATATAACGGATTTCTGACTGCCATAATATCTCCACTAATTTATTTATGCACCTGCTCCATATATTGTTTTTACAACTGTACCTGATGAGTTTAGTATTTGTAAAGTTACAAGATTTTTTAGTTGATCTTGCCCAATTGCGTCATTGGCCATGTTTGCTTCCCCAACCGTATCTGCAGCAATCATTGTTCCTGTAACAACACCAGAACTGGCTGTAGTTATAACTGTACCAGTTTCATTTGGTAAAGTTATTGTTCGGTCTGCTGTTGGATCTTGTGCAACTATAAGTGTTTCAAATCCGTCAGAAGTTGAGCCCTCTAAAACAAAACCTGAAGGATTAGATGTGTAAATATAACCTGTAGTTTCTATATTTGATGAACCAAAATCTACAGTTGATCCCGAACTACTTATATTATCTACTGTTAGTGATGAAATAGTCATAGTACCATTTACATCTAAGTCATTATTTACAGTTAAACTATCATTAATAGTTATCAATGACGAATTTGTTGAGTTAATTGTATTACCAGAAACTTGAATAGTTCCTAATGAATGTGCGCCTGTGCCACTTGCATTAAAATTTCCTGCAATTGTTACATCATTCGGTAAAGAAAATGTGACTGTATCTGTAGCAGAAACTATAGCATTAATTTGATTAGCTGTACTTGCAAAAGTAATTGTTTGAGTATTTGTAACAGTCTGTGTATTAGAACCGTCAGTAATATCAAATGCTAAACTTCCTGCAATTGATGTATATAATTCATTAACAGCACCTACAACGCTTGTTGCTGTAATACCAGAGTCAAGTGTTGCTAAATCACCAAAATCGTTTTCAGATAGAGCATTAAACTCCGTTCTAAACGTTTCAAGTGTATCTGTTGTTGCTATTGTTCTTGCGGCCATTATTTTTTAATTACCTCTTTTAATAATTTTTTAATTTCAAATAATTCACTCTTTAAAGTATTTATTTCTTTTACTGTATCTCTTAATACATCACTTTGTTTTTCTCTTGCTTTACGTCTATTCATATAAAGTTGATATTCAGACTTATTTACATTTACAATTGCGTTAGAGTTTGTATCTCTTACTAAACTTGCAAAACCTTCAACTTGTAATTTACTCATATTAGACAGCCAATGCAATTCCTCTCATATCTCTTAATACTGGTGGATATGATGAATTAGTTCCTTTCATAACAATTTTTAGTTGATATGATGTAAAGTCATGTATGTCACTTGCCGAATATTTGTATTCTTTAAATGTAGTATCATCTTCAGCAGGAGTAATAGATGTGTCGGGACTGCCGTCTGTGTTAAATGGTGTCCAACTTATATCATCAAGTTGTCTTTCTTCATCTGGTCCTGAAACTCTATAATACATTTCTACTTCAGATGTTGATCTGATATTTGCAGTTAATCTTATATCTAATGCCTTAGAGTTATTTTCTAAAATAACTGGTTTAGTGCAATATACAGCAGCTGATGATGTTCCTGTGTTTGTAATATCATCAACAAAATCTGGTGTGTTACTTGATGTAGCACTATTTAATCTGTTTGAAATTGTGAAGGCACTCATTCTTTGAGTATCTAATACTGGAGAAAGATTAGTATTTGTTGTTGACATTTCTAATATTGTATAGAATGATTTACCGACACCGTTTGCAGCTGTTCCAGTAGGTGTGTCACCTGATTCATTTACTTCACTTGCAACCATTTGAGGTGCTGTAAAGGCAATGTTATCGTTATTAATAACAGCAACTTTATTTGTATTTGTTGTTAATGTAAATTGTGTTTCTGATCCATGTATTGATTTACCCGTAGATGTTCTAACGTAATAATCTATAGTTGTACCTGGTACATTTACTGTTTGAATACCACCTAAGTTAAGTACATCAAACAATCTATTTTGAGTTGCAGTAACAGCTGTACCACCAATATCTCCTGTTGCACTTGCTGTACCAGCAGTTGTAATGTCGTAACTATCTAAAGTTATATTTGATATACTTGTATATACTCCATTAATGTCGGAGTGTGCTATGCCATTATAGTTACCACTTGGAACACCTGAAATAATAACATTGTTATTAGTTCCGTGCATACCGTGATTTGGATGAAATACTCTAATAACTGACGAGCCATTTGTTGTTCTTAAAGGATTATTTTTAAGTGTTCTTGTTGATAAAGTATCGTTTGTTAACGTAACTGTACCTGTAATTTGTTCAAACTCTGCTCTTCTTAGTTTAAACTTCATATCTTCATTTTGTTCGGCAGACCAAGTCATACCGTTTTGAGATTTAAACATAACACCAGCGTATGGTTGACCAGATATTGTTCTATTTGAGTCTAATGATGTTTCACCTATTCTTGCTACGTAAGCATTATAATCTTGTGAATTAGCCATTACAACAAAACAATACTCTACATTATTTTGTATATAAACTGGACTAGAAAATGTAAATTTAGTTGCAGTAGTACCATCTGTACTTGTATTTACTGAACCAGGATTTAAAGTAACTTCAGAAAATGGTAATATCTTTTGTCCAGGATAACCATTTACTACATTTCGTATTTGTACTGTAACTGGAACATTACTGTCTTTTGTTTGAAAAAATAAATCTATTGAAGTTAAGAACACACCACCTTCATCATCAATTAAGAATGTTTGTGCTAATGGATCGTGGTATGCAATTTGTCTTTCTGCGGTTCTAGTAGATGTTCTTGCAATAGATTGATTTTCTGTTACACTTCTCATCTCAACACGAGCTTCTCTACTTGATAAAATAGTTTCTCTCACAGTTTCTATTAATCCTCTTGCAATGTATTCAGCATTTGCAGCTGTTTCTACGTTAGCATTAGTTTGACTGTTTGTTGATGAACTTGTTAATCTGAATAATCTTTGACCCGTTCTCCATCTAGGATTTGCATCCACTTTTGGATCAGGTATTGCAAATGTACCTGTTACGGAACCGTTTGCATCCGCAACTAAATTACCTCCCAATGAGCCACCATCAGGTGTTACATATGAAGTAATATCTATGTTATCAAAGAATGGGTAGACTCTTGTATTTGGTTTTAATCTTGTTGCATTAAATGTAATTGTTCTACTTCTTATAAAAGGAACAAAGGCAACTGAAACAACTCTATCACCGATTGATGTTCTTACTGTTTCTGGTACAGCAACTGCTCTAATTCCTGTTCTTGTTTGTGATACTTGTTGAACAGTAGTTACTTCTTCTCTTGCCATGACTCTCCATCCATGACCACCTTTTTTCTTATACGTATCACCAACACGTCTTCTTTCTGTTTCAACAGGTCTTCCTGTCCATGTATCTTGCCATGAATTCCAAACTGTTGACATAGGAAACTCAGATAATTGTCCACTATTACCAGTTTGTTTTGTTAAGTTATCCCAACTACCATTAGGATTATTAATAACTAATTCTGGCGCTCTTTCTGTTTCTTTCCATTCATCACCTGGAGGTGTTAATTCTATTGAACCTATCCATGTAAATATTCCAAAAGGATTTACATTAACTGCTTTACTTGCATAAGGTTGATCTATTAAAGTTTTTTCTGTGTAAGGTAATGTTATAAGATCGCCTGTTTTTTGATAATTAGCTGATGTTCTAGCACTATCAGTAATTTCTGTACCATCATCATCTCTTTCAATAAGTTTTATAGCATCTTCATGGAATGTAGGTCTCATCTCACCGTTTGCATAATCAATTGAAACTTTATAATCTCTATTACCAACATCACCTATATTGTGACCTGTAAAATTATCAACAACAAATCCATTTTTAAATCTGTCAAAACCATCAGCGTCTTGTATCTGTAAATTTTGTGCAGCTGTTTCTAATAAAGATAATTGAGTATAGTATTCAACGGTTTCAATTCTACTTTCTATTCTTCCAATATCTCTCATTGTATATCGTTTGTTATCTACATGTTCAATACCAACTTCAGACGTATCTAAAGTATATGCAGGTAAAAATAATGTATAAAGATGCATTGCATTATCTAATTCTCCAGGCACTCTTGGCTCTATTGAACTTGCACCTTTTAAAACTTTAAAGTTACCATCTTTGTCTAAAAATATTTTATCAACTCTTCCTAAATAGTATTCAAAATCTGATCTTACGTCTGAATTAAATTTAATTGGTTGTACTACTGAAGCACCTGAACCATCAAATGATCTGTCTTGTACACCTGAATCTATTGTTGACGCATCATCAACTCTTGGTCTAAAATCTAAACTATCTCTTAATTCATATCTAACACCTGTTGTTGATGAAGTGTAAGATGGAATATTTTCATAATCAATAACACCTGAATATGAATCAACATCAAAGTAATCACCTGAACTGTGAGAAAAGTAATCAAAATCAATTAATAATTGTCCTGTTGGTGTTACTTCACCTGATTTTAATTTAATTCTACCAATGTCATAGAAGTTATCTCTTTGACCGTTATCTAAATCAAATCTACTTGTTATATCTGTATCACTTGAAGTTGCGGCTGTACTGAAATCAGCGGCCATGTAAATGTTATTGATTTTGTAAACATCAGCCTTTGCTAATCCAATAGTTCCACTTTCAATTGTTGCCTGTGTTGATACAGCAAGTGTTTCATTTGAATTTAATGTTTTATCTTTTGAAGTTCCTACAGATTTGTTTATAGTTAATAATGCTTTAACGTCATGTGAAGCGTAGTTAGCGCCAAAGTCAATAGTTAATTGTGTTTTAGCAAGATTTAAAGAAAAGATTGCAGTTCCTTCATGGTTATTTCCTGTTAAACTTAATACATCACCTACAGCACCAGAACCACCAGAACCTAAACCTACAATTGAAACAGTAAAATCTTTTTCTGACAAATCAGCAAACGTTTCACCCACACCTGCATTAAATGTTCCAACACCATCTCCAGTTAACGTTTTAATTTCATGTTTTCTAAATGTATAAGATGTATCTGATGCATTACCGTTTGCAGTTGTTCTTAGTGTTTTAATATTTTCATAAGGAAGTTTAAATATTGCTACATTTTTTTCAGGTGATTGTGATTTCGCTCTTCTTCTTGTTACAATTGTTTTTGTAGAAGCAGCTGCAGTTGCACTTGATAAAGTTAAACTTGAATTAGATATGATAGCCTCTACTAATTTTGTTTCTGTATTACCGCTATCGTTTGTAAATGAAATTGAGTCACCTACTTTTAATTCTTCATTAAATCTTGTATTAATACCAGTAACAGAAGCACTACCTGAACCTACGTCAATTGATCCAGTTAAAACAAAGTTATCTCCATATGTAGCATCTAATGATGTATCAGCAGTAAATGTTGGAGATCCTGCCATTGCAACTTGTTTAACTGATGGTAAATCAAATGATGTGACACCTTTTAAACCAACAGCATCTGATTGAATAACTGCTGTATTACTTGATGTTCCACCTGTAATTGTTTCACCTGTAGTAAACTCACCTTGTACATTTGATATTACTACAATACCATGTGAAGCAGTACCACCTGATGTATAAGCAGTAAATGCTGATGAGTCTATTGCAGTTGTTCCGTCTGTGTCATATAATTCAAATGTTGTACCTGATGGATTTCTAACTGTATAAACATTACCATTTACCTCAGTCATTCCACCAACACTTGCAATTGAAACTTGTTGTCCTTCTTTAAAACTGTTATTTGCAGTCACTACAGCAGGATCAGCTTGACTAATACCTGTAATTGTAGCACTTTCTGTTGAAGAATATTCTTGTACAACACCTGTTGCACCTGATGTGCCACCTGTTACAATTTCTCCATCAGTAAATGATTGTGCAGTGATTATATTTAAATGTTTAAACAAAACAATATCAAAAAGATAATGTCTGTAAATTGCACTGGTTAAAGATGAACTTGAAAATATGTTTGCTGATGCAGTACCAGCTGCATATTCAAAACCTCTACTTTTTGCTCTACCAATTGTAGTAATAGATGAGTCTGATCCTGAGTTTGCACTACCACGTGAACTCGTTGCTTCATTGTGTAATGTTAAACCTTTAAATGCCTCAACACCTGACGCAGAAGCGATATCTGGAGAACCATATACATTTGTAACGTTGATATAATTACCAACATCAAACCTTGTACTAAAATTATTTTGTGTATCGAAATCTCTTGCCTTATCTACATCAACAAATGTTGTAGCAATTGTATCTATCTCATATCCTTTTACGTAAGCTTTTCCAGGAGAAAAACCAACAGCAAGTTTTGTTGCATCTCCACCATTAGCAGCTGTATAGATACCTCTATTATTACCTGATGCTAAATGTTCTCTTACATCTATGTCAAATGGTTTTACAACATAATCACCAGACTCATCAAAAGTTCTTCTTGCCAAAGTGTCCTCTAAAACAGCGTACTCAGTTGATCTTACTTGATTTTGTAAAGTACCATTTGATAATCTAAGTAATTCATAAAAATTACTATCATCAGTACCTGAAAGTGCCTTTTTAGCTAATGTTAATTCTATTTTAAATCTATGAGCGCCAGGTGCATTTGTATTTGAAACACCTTGAGCATTATCGTTTAAAGTTGTATCATCACCAGAAGTTACAAAAGATTCTGTGACTGTTAAACCTACTCTATAACTTGGTGTATTTGTATATTTGTCTAATATTAATGTCTGTGCAGAAACTTGAACATGAAAACCATTAATATAGTAAACACCTTGTTGAATTTGAGCAGCTGAACCTGTTGCAGTTGTATCAACAACAGCAGTGTCTCCTGATGAAGCAGATATTGTTTCACCATCTGAAAATGCAATTGTTGTATTATCTGTACTATTTGTATTAAAATATTTTACAAATAAAGTATCTGGATCTGTTCCATCGGTTGCAACAGCATTTATTACTTTTGCAGTAACACTTGATGTACCACCAGTTAAAGTTGTACCAATATAGTCAGCGATTGTTGAATTAGATTTTGATGTTAACTTTACAGCGTAGTAATTTAAATCATATCCAATTTCACCTGGAATGACCATTGCACCCTTTTCAAAAAGGTGATCGGATACTTTTTCTACTTGATTTTGTAATTGTGTTTGTGATTGAGTTAATTCCCTAGCCTGTACAGCAAATGCAGGTCTAAAAAGAATACGGTGAAACTTTTTTGACTCTGTAAAATCGTCATAATAAGGACTGACATTAAAATCAGTTGGACTTGGCATATGTTTCCTCTATATTAAAACTCAATGATTAATTTTATATTTTCTGTCTGATCAGTTGCTCTTGTAATTTTAGTTCTATTTTCAACATATAAAATATCACCTGAGTCATGTTGTAATTCTGGAGCAGCATATCCTGATGAAAAAGTTACACTATTAACTGTTCCACTTTGAGATGTTTCTGGTGTTCCAGTTGCACCTGAAGTTTGTCCACTTATCACATTTGCACCCGAAAACACAGGAATATTACCATCAGTATTTGCACCTGCATTATTGTGTCTTGTTTGTATGTAATACAAAATATTATTTACTGAATCCCATTCTACAACTTTACCAACAGCACCTGTAGTTGCTTGATTTATTTCTTCATCAACAGTAAATGTTCCTGGTGTTGGAGAACTGTTAATTTTAACAGCATATGTTCCTCTTAAAGTAGTTGCAGAGGCAGCTGTACCACTTGCATTGTTAGGATTTTTTATTAAAGTAATTTTTCTAAAATCGTTTGCAGCTGTAAAGTCGCCTGAATTTGTACTTTCAGTTCCTTCTAAAGAAGTATTTAACATTACAAAGAATCCACCTAATTCTTTTACAGCGTTTTTACCATGTCCACCTTTTGGTGGAATAATAACATCTAATTCAGCACCTGATCCTGTACCACCAGCATTTGTTGCTGAAAGTATGTCAGCGTTTCTAATGTAAGCAGATGAGTAATCAGTTCCTCTTGTTGTAACTGTAACTGATGTAATAACACCAGAAGTTAAAGTAACAGATGCAACAGCATTTTCACCGTCACCTTTGATAGGTACATTTGAAATTGTTCCTGATGTTGCACCACCTGAGATTGTATATCCTGTACCACCAGTTTTAATTTTTACAACATCTAAAGAACCGTTAATAGCATTTGATTGAACAGACGAGTTTGTTGAAACACCCATAAAATCAGTAGATAAAAAGTTTGATTGTTCAGCCGCTGAAAGTGTGTACATATATTTCCACTTATAACTATCTGTAGTGTTTATAACTGTTGTACCAGTTCCTGTAGGTTTATCAGTTGAGGTTCCATTATTATTATTGTCTAAGCATTTATATACATTAAATTCGTCTGTCACTACGTAAAATGTTGAGTCAAATAATGTTGTTGCACCACTATTAGATGTAACCCTTGTAGTTGAACTACCTGTTACATATTCTTCATAGTCGTGTCTGTAAATGTCGTAAACTGTTCCTGATGTCCAATTTCTTCTTGGAATAACAAATGAAACATCAGCGCCTGTAATTTTCTTTGCAGCTAATAGGTCATCATAGTTTTTATATTCATTTAATACACTATCTGCTGGAGTGATTGGTGCTGTTTCAGTACCTTCGTAATCTGTTCTTGCATCTGGTCTTGTTAAAGTACCATATTCTTGCGCTCTACCTATTCCTAAGTAATATACAGTTGGGGATGACTCAGAAAAAGACTCTTCAAACTGTTCAGCGTTGTTTATTCTAAATTTATTTGTTATAATTGCTGGCATTTTTTATTCCTCATTTATATTTATAACGATTTTTTATTATGTTCCTGACCCAAATAATGTTTTAACTATTGTGCCTGATGAGTTTAAAATATCAAGTCTTACAGCACTATTAAGTTGTGTTGAAGTTATTCCACCACTAGCAACATTTAACGTTACAGAACCAGAAGCACCTCCTCCAGATAATCCTGTACCTGCTGTAACATTTGTTATATCACCTACATTTGTAGTAAATCCACTGTCATTGTTAAATATTGACAATCCTATTTCACTAGCAGCCTTTCTTCTATCAAGTCCACCATCTAAAACGATAAATTCGTCTGAACTTGTCATAGTCGCAGTCATATCTGTTAATTCAGCTAAATCAATGTTAAGCGATATATCACCTGAAGTACCACCTCCATTTAATCCTGTTCCTGCTGTTACTGAAGTTATATCTCCAGTATTAGTAGTATAACCTTTACTTAAAATACGATCTTCAATTGCAGCCGATGTCATTAGTGATGTATCATTATCTACAAAAGATTCTGAAGATAACTGTATTGAAGAGGCTGCAAATTCTGAAACAGTTAATCCTGATACATTAAGAGTTGCTGATCCTGAAGTTGCACCACCAGATAAACCTGTACCAGCAACAACTGCTGTTATGTCTCCAGTGTTTGTAGTAAATCCAGAGTCATTGTTAAATTCTGATATGTTAATATTTGCCTTTGTAAGTTTGTGTTGACCATTTGAACTATCTACAACAACAAAAAAATCACCATCACCATTAGTAGTTGATGTTGCAAGTTCAGATAAGTCAACATCTATTTGATCAGCTTGAACGTCAATTAAGTTTCCAGCACCAACATTTAATGTAACATCATTGGCATTACCACCACCAGTTAATCCTGATCCTGCAATTACGGCTGTTATATCACCTATTGTTGCAATTGAATCAACATAAGTTTTAATTGCTTTTGCTGATGCTAATGTATCGTCATTTGAAGATACTGTGGTTAAATTTGTATCTAATACTCCAGATTTTAAATTATCTACTTCAATATTAGACAATGTATTATTATCTACATCAATAATTTTATTGGTTAGTGTTTGTGAACCTGTTAATGTTGCAACTGTAGAGGTATCAATATCTAATGTTGCTGAACCTGAAGTTGCACCACCTGTTAAACCTGTGCCAGCAACAACGGCCGTTATGTCTCCAACAGCTGAACTGTCAATATAATCTTTTATTGCTTTAGCTGATGCTAAAGTATCATCTGATCCTGAAACACTTGTAAGGTCTGTGTCTAACACACCACTTGCTAACATTGATACTGTCAAGTTAGAAACGGTATTATTTGATGCATTGAAAATTTTATTTGTAAGAGTTTCTGAACCTGTTGTTGAAACTAATGTGGCATCTGTAACTGCTGTGTTTAATTGTGCTAGAGATGTTGACAATGTGTTGTCTGATAAATTTATTGTTTTACCTTCTATAGTTTGACTTCCTGTAAGTGTAACTAGAGTCGATGTATCAACTGAAATGGTTAAAGTATTAGTTGTAATAGATGTATCAACACCTGTACCACCAGCAATAGTTAATGTTTCACCTAAAGCAACTGTATCGCTTGTGGCATCACCACTAATAGTAATTGTAGAATTGCTTAAACTTGAGTTGCCTATGTTTGATAACGTGTTACTTGAACCACTAATTGTTTTATTTGTTAAAATTTGATTATCAGTTAAAGTTGCAGCTGTGCTTGTATCTAAATCTATAGTTACTGTGTCTGAGCCAAATGATGTAGTTATGCCTGTTCCACCAGCAAATGTTATTGTTGTTCCTAGAGATGCAACGCCAGTAGATCCGTCTGATGCAATACCAAAAGTTGAATTTACTAAAGCACTATTACCTATATTAGATAATGTATTATTACCAGCATCAATTGTTTTATTGGTTAAAATTGTACTTGATGTGCCAGTAACAATAGATGATACACCAGAAAGTAAATTTAATTCTGCTGGTGAAGCTGTAAGTGTAATACTTGTACCGTCACCTAAAGCTGAGTAAATTTCACTAAAATTACTATTAACAAATGTAGCACCCGCCCTTAAACTAGAGCCTGTGCCATCGTTTGCTACTGTTCCTATATCTATTACTTGTTTTGCCATGTTTCTCTCTTACTATTTATATGTTATGGTTGAGTATCCATTGTAATATTATCATTATCAAAAGTTGTTAATGTTTCATCAAAAGAATTTTGTCCATATACTTGTGTTATACTTCTAATATCAGCAGGTATTGTAAAATTTGTCTTTAATTTTTTACCTTGTTCATTTGATGTCATTAAAAATATTGCATTAGAACCATCTAAAGTAGTTTTTGTATGTTTTACTATTATATCATTTAATATTTGTAAAGTTATACCACTACTGCCGCCAGTTGCTGAAGTATTTGCAGTAGTACCAAAGGCCGTATTTGCAAATCTATCTATTGTTCCTAATCTAGGTCCTGCATATGCAAATCCTTGTCTTACATTTATCAAATCTCCAGATGAGTTAGATAAATTTCTTCTTGTTCTACTTAAATATTTTATATTGATAGGTTTTGTTAAAGTAACATCTCTTGTAGTTTTATCAAACTGAGTTATGGTTGCATCATCTAAGTCAGCAGACACACCAAGTTTTGCATTTGCTCTTAGTGTTGTACCATCGGTTTCAGTTCCTAATCTACGTCCTACAATAGTAGAGAAAAGTTTGTTTAGAACTGATTTAAATATTTGAGTAACACCAGAATTTATACCAGTAATAGTTTTTATTTGTGCATCTAATTTTGTTGTAATAGCAATCTCACCTTGAAAATAAAAACCAGCAGAGTGTAAAGTTTTTACGTAACTATCTCTCCATTCATTGATTGATCTTCCAATTCTAATAATATATGAATAATCTTGGTACAACAAACTATCTTGTATTCTCATTGTATTCTCAGATATCCATCCATCTTCATTTAAAAAAACACCATCAGTTGTAACTACAGCCGATGTGTCAACTGTAGCAGTTGCTTGTTCTAATCTTGTTACGGTCGCCGTTGCACCACCTGATGATGTAATTGTTATGTCTGTACCATATGTACCTGTTGCATCTGAAAGTTTTAAAACATTGGTATTAGTATTAAATGAAACAATGGTAGAAGTAATCGTTGAAGAACCATCTGAACCAAGTCCTGTTACAGTATCACCTTCTGTAAACGTACCTACAATATTGGTTGCTAAAATATAAGTAGGTAATACTATTGTTGGAGCTGGTGATAAATGATAATCATATCCTGCTTCAGTAACGTTGACTGTTAATGCACGACCTATTTCTGTTCCATATGCTAAAACTTTTGCACCACTACCAAAAGATGAAGTTATAGATAAAATAGGTAATGATGAATAGCGGCTTGTAGTGTTGATTAATCTTACATCAGTAATATCACCTACACCTGTACCACTTTCTTGTACGACCTTATCGCCAAAGTAAGAGTCACTTGCCATCGTTTCAGTTTCTAAAACTAATTGTCCTGAATCATCCTCTAAAGTTACACCACCATTTACAACTGAAACTTTTCCTGTTGTACCACCTGAACTAAAGTTAACAACATCACCCACTTCATATCCACTACCACCATCATCAACTATAACTTCTTGTATTGTTCCAGAACCTATTGGGCCAACTTTTAATGTTGCACCTGTTCCACCACCATTAATAGATATATTATCTCCCTCATTATATAAAGCTCCATCATTTGTTATATTCCTATTATTAATAATTCCAGATTGTGTAAGTGTTACGGTTACATCACTATTAGTATTATCTACTCCTGTTACGTTTTCTCCTGCAACAAAACTGCCATCTATAGAGTCATCACCTAAAACTAATTCAACAATTTCTTGTCCACCAATAACATATTTAAATACATCCTCTACTACCGCTGTAGTTTTATTAATAGTTGAGTCAGTTGGATCGTCTGCTTGTGTAATAATTTGTCCTACAAGATTTGCAGCATCTGAACTTCCTAATTCTACACAACGCAATATTTTTTTTGTGTTCCATTTACCATCTGATACTCTTAAAATATTGTCTTTTGGATATCTTATCTCAGCATCCTCATTAAATAATAGTTTAAAAAATATTTCACTTGCACGTTTTGTACCTTTTGCTTGATAAAGTGATTTAATATTTTTAATTAGATTTCTTTTGTTAACATCACCATCTAATGTATCAGGTATAGAAGTTAAAAATGAATTTCTAAACTTAGTTAAAAAACCTGATATAGTTTTGTCCACATCAGCGTAATCTAAAAGTTGTTGTATGTTTTGAACTGGATTGGCTCTGTACTTACCAATGTTTGCCTGAGCACCTGAAGATGAACCTGTAATCAATTCACCTTCTATAAATTTATTTTGATGTGTAACAAATAAACGAGAACCTGCATCTACATCTTCTACTAATATTGTAGCAGTAGCACCTGAAGTAGCACCCGTAATTAATTCACCATTTAAAAAATCACCAAATGATGTATCTTCTAAAAGTATTCTATCTGTAGAATCATCTTTGTTTACATTTGTACCATCTAACAATATAAAGTTTGTTGCACCAGTGGCACTATCTAATTGAAGATGATCTGGATCGCCAATGTTTGTTAATGTGATCTCAGCTGATTCCATCAACTGATAATATGCTTTTACAAAGTCTAAAAATAATGGATGATCTTCAAGTACAAAATCAGGTACTTGTGAATTTAGAAGATTTGATATTTTATCTTTAAAGTCGGCCATTTCATTTAATAACTACTAGTCGTGGTATAACCAATACCAGCGTTTGCTGAGCCTCCAACTAATGTATCAGCCTCTACTGTGACCGAACTATTTGCAACATCTATTTCCAATATTTGATTTCGTATTGGAACTAAATCATTTGAATTTGGTTTTACCGTTACTTCAATAACTGTTGAAGCTGCACCTCTTATGTTTTCTATATTTGAAACATTTAAAGAATTTACTTCAACTAAACCTGATGTGTAGTTAATTGTACCTTGTGTACTATTAGCATATGATCTTACAGAGCCGTCAAGTTTGTATCTTCTAACATTACCTTGTCCATCATCATCTAAGTACCAGACGGTTGTGGTATCACCTTCTATTTTAAATCCTGTTGATGATAATATACCACCTTCAACAGAAGCGTGACCACTATGAGGATTATATAATGCATTTGCAAAGTTAATTGTATATTTTGTAGAACTACCAATTGTTGGTACAAAAGATTTTCTTAAACGTACTGTAGTTATATTTGATAAAATACTTTCATCTGTATCATCAATTAGACCTGTAAGTTTTGAATGCCTAAACATTGTATCAAACTTTTGTAATGTGTTTAAATTGTAATTTGTAATAGTATCAATAACGTTTGATTTTAAAGTATCAGCTGTTTTTGTTGTTGTTTTTTCATCAAACTTAACTGTTGAAGTTAATAGTACATTTGTAATTTCAGGATCAACGATAACTGGTGTAACTGAAGCAACAGAATATTTTTTTAAGTCTGTTACTATTCTTGCCTTTGTTGACTCAGTAAGATTAGACCCACTTGTTGGTAAAATAGAAATATAAACTCGACCATAAAAAGGTGTTTCAGCGTTTTCACCACCCCAAGCAGAAACTGCTTGTGTGTTAGCATAAAGTTGTTTTACTTTTGATTTATAATCTTCTATTGTTACAGCTCTATCCTGTGATGAATAAAAATTAGGAACATTTTTTCTAATACTTTCTATTGTTTCAGGTTCTGAACCACCTTGTGCATTTGAGTTTACAGTAACGGTAATGTCTGTAAATCCTGCAATAGATCCTAAAACATTAAAACTTGATGCACCGTTTGCTTCTGTTTGGTTTGTAACAACATAACTTATAGTAACAATATTATCATCATCTAATTTTTTACCTATAACACCATCACCAAAATATATTTCATATTGACCATCTTCAGCTTCTTGTAAAAAGAAAACTTTTGATGTACTATCTAATTCTGTAATTGATGTTGCTTTAGTGTATGTGTTAACTGTTAAATCTGAAGAACTATTTTGAACGGTGACTCTAATAGTTGTGGTATCAACTTTATCACTTGGTATTAAAAATCTTTGATCAACATCAGATGTATTAACAACATAATTATAACTTACGTAAGTACCCTCATATACATTTAAACTTTGTGCTGTGTATACACCATCAACAGGTTGTATAACTTTTTCACCTACAGTAACAAATGAATAAGACACCTCATCTATGACAGATGAAAATTTTGTACCTGCTGGAATAGCAATTGTGGAACCACTACCATCATTAATAACTATTTTTAAATCAGCAACAGGTGCTCTTGCTGAAATAGGTGTGTACCCTACAAGTTTAGCTAATGATGCCACACTTGATCTTAGTTCAGCTGTATCTAAAAACATTTCGTTTGCTACGAAATTGGCATTATATGACAGATAGTGTGTATTGTATGATAACACGTCTAACAAAATTGAAAGTGAACTGCCTTCAAAGTCATAATCTTTAAACTCATTTTGATTTGATAAAAATCTTTTTAATGATGCTTTTATATTTTCAAAATCTAATTCTGATATTTGTAACTTATGATTTGACATATTATCTTACTCTTTGTAAAAATGTTGTTAATGTTATTGGTTCACTTGTGCCTATTACTAAAAATGAAACTGTAATGTTCACACCATTTCCATCAAAGTCTTCTCTTACAATAACATCTTCGACTTGTACTCTAGGTTCAAAGTCTTCAATAGCGGTAACAACTCTATCTTTTATTTTAATCAAAATTGGTGGTGTTAAATTTTCAAAAAGATAATCTCTTAAACTTGCACCAAAATCTGGATTAAAAGGTCTTTCATATTTGTTTGTTAAAATTATATTTTTAACAGCTCTTTTAATTGCCTGTATATCAAAAACTTTTGCAACATCCTTTGTAGCAGGATTTTTAGTAAAACTCAAATTTAAATCACTATAGATTCTATTTGATCTTTTACTCTTATTAGTTGTTGTTGCATCATAGTTTGAGTAGGCCATATCAATATTTATATGAATTATCTGCCGTTTACTAAAACGTTTAAGGATCCAGAGATCATTGCACCACCATCAGCACTATCACCTACACGTCCCCAAGGTATACCGCCTATCAAAACACTTGGTGAACCTTGATTTAAAACTGCTGGGTGTGAAATACATTTTGGCGGGTCACCAGGGATTAAAATAGTATGAGGTGATGTAGGAGTGCCTCTTACAGCACCTATAATACCATTTGCTCTAACTGTTCTTACTAAAGATATTGCTAAAGTAGTAATTCCATCACATCCGTGACCTGTTGTTAAAAAATCTCCCTCTCTTACGGCCATTTTACCTTTTTCCTTGCCCGTTATACGCTTTCCAACTACGTCTTTTTGATTTATTCATTGATGAAAACTTTGTACTTCGTTTTTTCTTACCTAAAGATGATTTTTTATAGTTTTTTTCCCTTGCAACAAAGGTTTTACTTATTTTTGCCATTATCTACCTATTTTTTTCTTTCTACCAAGTGGTAATTGTATAGAAGACACGATTTTTTTGCCTTTTTTACTAATATACTCGTATCCAATCAACTGATTCTTAAATTTTTCTTGGACTGACTTAACAGCCTTCTTAAAACTTGTATCTTCTTTCTTTTCTTCTTGTCCTGATTCGTTCCAGAACAGAAATTCACGCATTTTTGCCATAATTTCCTCAATTTTTAGTTAATTTCTACTATTTATAACGGTTTTTGTTCTAGTTTTGTTCTTTATGTGTCAAAACCTACGGTTCCCAACGTAAAAAAACGACATTTTTTTGGTATTTTTTCCCGAAAGTGCTTGAATTCCTTGCTCATTCTGATATAGTAGCAGTATGAAAACAACAAAAACAAATAAAATGAATTTGCAAATCGTTAGAAACGTTGCATATTCTCAAATTAATAAAATAAACAAAAATATCAAAGAAATTATTGAAGTTGATAATACTCTTTTAAAGATGATTGACATTAATATGAAAAATGCTATTAATAAAATCATTAATGACTATAAGGCATACGAAGAAACTGGTATAATAAAAGTAAAATAATGAAAGGAAACACTATGAAAGACAAAATATCAATGATAAGTTTTATGATTTTTGTATTCAGTATGTTTTTTGCTGCTGGTGCCATTGAAGAAAATCAATTTTTTATGGGTGCCATGTTAGTATTGACTGGAATACTTACTGGAACATTAACTGCTATATTACAAAAATAATGAATAATAAACAATTAAAAACTGCAATTAAAAAACTTGAAAAAAGAGTTGCTTATGGAAACAAATTACTTAAAACAAAATCTTTATTTCAAGTAATACAAATAATGAAAACTAAAAAGGACAAATAACACTATGATTAAAGTATCACAAAAATGCGAAACACTAGACGAAGGAATTAAGTTCTTAATGGCTGGCGCAAAAGCTGACTATGTTGCAATGTCAACTAGTTATGGTAAAAAAGAATTAACAGGATGGGCATTAGAACAAACTGATAAATGGGATTCTAAAACAAAAATCAAAGAAGGTAAAAAGTACATTAAGATTGTACAAGATACTGGCGTTTTTTGTTTTATCGTAAAAGAAGATTTTAAACATTTTAAAAAAGGTGATATACTAAAGGCCGCTGGTTATAATAAACCTGCTTTAAACTCACCAAGAGGAAATGTATTAACAGGTAACTATCCAATTCAATGGACAGGACCTTTATATTTAAAATAATATGATAAAATATCAAGTAACAAAAAACGGCAAAGTATTAAAAGAGTTGTATAATGATTATGACGCTGCTATCTTTGCTTGTAATAATGAATACGGACCTGGTATGAAAATATTAACTAATTCAAAAGAGAAGTCTGAATCATGGACCCATTTTGAATACAAAGAAAAACTGTAACAAAGGAGTTATATTATGACAAATGAACAATTAAGAAACGAAATTATTGAAGTTGCAAAGAAAGTTGGTGCTACCGATGTCAATGTAGTTTGTGGTACTTTGTTTTGTAAATTTAACAATAGTATTGCCCATACAATGTCTGATAATCTTAAAACTGTTTTACAAAAGTTTTTTGACAAACGTAAACCGTATGATACGTTAGTTAAAATGTCAGGTGCATTGCCTGATAATGAATATGCTTATGACTTTATGCCTGTTGTAGATTTTAGATTAAACGAATATGGAATATAACAAAGGAGAAAACTATGCCAAACTGGTGTGATAATTTTGTTGAAATAAAAGGTCCTAAAAAAATATTAGATGAAATAGAGGCCATTGTTGATGAAAAAAATAATGATAAAGAAAAAGAAGACGGCTTGTTAAATCATTTAAGACCTATGCCAAAAGAAGAACAAGAAAATTGGTATCAATGGTCAGTTGATAATTGGGGAACAAAATGGGATGTAAAAGAGTTTTATGGTGCTAAAAGAGATGGTGATAAACTATGTTTTTCTTTTCAATCTGCATGGGGACCACCTACAGAAGCGTTTGATTACTTTTATGATAATAATGATGATGTAAGTATCAACTTACAATATTATGAACCTGGTATGGACTTTGCTGGTATCTATAATGATGGTGAAGATAAAAGTTATACATTATCAGAGGCCGCACCAAATGGTTCAAAAGATGTATTTTGGAAAACAGTAGAAGGTAAAGCATTAGATGATACCTTTGAAATTGTCCAACAGATGATAGATTATGAAGAAATGGATAATGAATAGTTTTACAGTTACCCTATAAGGGTTGTTTTTCCTCACTGAGAGTTTTCTTTTGTTTTTGTTAATTATCTCTCGGTGAGGTTTTTATTTTTAAAATCGGTTTAAAAAGTTCGCAATATGTTTTACAAAAGGCATTAACGTTAATGCCATAAACATATTTACACCAGTGTGTGCCATTGCAATTCTTAAAGTATCCCCTTTAGGCATACCATCAGAAACTAAAAGACCTGCAAGCCATATTGTTCCAGTTGTTCCTATATTTGCACCTAATACAGCTGCAATTGCAGCAGGTAAAGGTACTGCACCAGAAGCTACTAACGCAATAATCGCTGTGGTAGATAATGAAGATGATTGCCAAAGCAATGTCATAACAATACCACCAAAAAACATATAAACGGTGTTGTGTGTAAAAAAGGCAAGATGATCTAAATTACCCATAGACTTCATCCCACCAGAAAACATTTTAAGACCGATATAGAACACCACTAACCCAACAAGGGTAGTAATGACAGGATTTCCTAGTTCCATATCTTTTACTTTCTGAATAAGTTTTTTAATAAACATTCAGAATTATTTAGACCTTAAAAGTGTATTGTAACAAAAGTTTAATATGAATAAGGTCCAACAATTAATGCAAACGCAACTAATAATATAATAAGTGTTCCTGTAACGTAGTAATTCATAGGAGACCTCCTATCTATTTTTTAATAACAGTTTTAATTTTTCGTACCAATAGATACCACCTTCTCGTAGGTCTTCATTGGCCGTTCTTAATTTTTCTAATCGTTTGGTTAAGTCTTTAAGTGACTTTTTATCTAACGCCTTTTTACGTTCAACTAACTTTTCTAATTTACTTATAACATTATCTATACTGACACAAGTATGTGACGGTATTTTAGGTGCCTTTTTTTTTAAAGACGTAAGTGTAATCTTCTTAGGCTGTTTAGGCATAAGTGTAAGTCCTCTTGTGGGTTAATTCGACAATGTTCGGAAGTAAAAAAAAAATATAAGATTATATAAATTTATTATATAGTATTATTTATAAGAAATCCGCACAAGTTATCACTCAAGTTACTCGAAGTTTTGCGAAAAATTTTTTGCGTTTAAATAGAAAACGACTCACCACAGCCACAACTAGACTTACTATTTGGATTCGTAATTACAAACTCACTTTTAAAGGCCTCATCTATATAATCTAATTCTGTACCTAATAAGTAAAACTCTAAATCCTTTGATATTAATAAAACGTTTTCTAATAACATATCATTGTCTTCCTTATCCTCTGTAAAAGACCATTCATAATTAAAACCTGCACACCCACCTCCCTTTACATCTAAACGTATGTAACGAGATTTGTTTTTCAGTTTAACTTGAAATAGACGCCACTTTGCTGTTTCTGTAATTGTAATCATATTGCTAGCTCTAGCACTTTCCTCTGGGACTCAACATAACTATGTATAATACTTTGTATCCTCAAAACTCTTTAGTAATGGCCATGTTAGGTTGTTCTTTACAGTCTTCGACCGCGGATGCGATTTCTTCTATATTATCTACTTTACATGATACCGACACTTTGACACAGCCGACTAATAGCACAAAAAATAGCACGAAAAAAATTTTCATATATGAGGCTAAGGTTTTGCCTTGAGTTTGCCGCTTCGATATATTCATATGTTACTTACTACTTTTATAGATTACAAGGCCAGCCTAGTTTTAATAGTGTTTAATTATGGTCAATAGGAGAACCGTATGTGTGATACTCTCCTTGAGCACTTCTTGTGGTTGTTGTTTGTGATGATTCTATGATTTTATTGGCACTAATGGTTAACTGGCCTGTAGCGGCCATAGTAATGTCTTTACCTGCATATAGGTTTATATCCCCACCAACTGTTTGAGGGCCGTTTTGTGATGTAAAGGCAGATACATTGACATTACCACCATCTACTTGTATATTGACATTTGCATTAGGGCCGACCTGTATATCATAGTTATTGCCTGTTTTACCATCTGTGTTTAAAAAGAGTTTGTAATGGCCGCCTAAGGTGGTATTACTATTACCTTTAATATAGACGTTACTATTGCCTTCTGTTACATTGTAATCGGAAGACTTTAGAATTGTGGTTCTTGTACCATCATCTGTTATTTCTGTTTCAGTACCACTTGCATGATATTCTAATATTCTACGAGCATTGGGTGTATCGTCATATTCTTTAATGTGGCCGCTTTCAGTTGCAAACACATGATTATAGGGATACTCAGCAGCGTAAGTGTTTTCAGGCATGGACCACAGTTCTCCTTCAGAGGCTGCGTCAAATACTGCTATTGTTGATGCCGTCGGTATACCAAGTATTCTGTCAAGTTTACGTAATTCAAGTATAGGTATCTCAACATCATTGGTGGCCAGTTTGTTTGTATCTGCGTGATCTTTGTAGACATCTAAAGGATAGACACCATTGGGATCAGAAAATCCTAGACCCTTTTGTAACTGCTCTGCACCTGTGTAAGTAGGTTTGCCTGGCAATGCCCCAATTACAACGGCCTCTTGTGCGTATTTACCATCTCTAAAGAAACCTAATACCCACGAACCTTCAACAAGGCCAAGAGGTGTCTGGCCGATACCAGATATGCCTGATGAAGTAATAGGTAACAAAGGATGCGACCAAGGTAGATCGGCCGTAGGTAATAACTCTTTATCATCTGTATGAAAACCTAAACAACGTACACGAACACGGCCAAGTTTCTCAGGATCCTTACGATCTTCAACAACACCAATGAACCATACAAATCCATCTCTGCCCATAAAATCTGAATACTGTTCCATAATTCTCCTAATGTTTACTAAAAATTCCCATAAATGACCGTATTTAAAGCACTCAAGCTATTATATTTATCCGTATTTAAACAATCTGCGTAGGCATCCGCGGTGCGAAGCACTAATCTAGGCCATCTGTTAGGACCTTTCTGTTTCATTGACTTATTGAGTGTTTGTTCTATCATATTTGTTCAAATTGTCTTTGTTCCTTTTAGATTATGTAATTCTTAGGTCTATTCTTACATTCTTTGTACATTTGCTCTATTGAGACCTTTCTTATGGCCGCTATAAAGTTGTTCTGGAAAATTTTTTTCTAAACTCGCAATAAACTTTGAGGATGCTCAATGTTTGTATCATCTTAGAATAATCCTTTAATAAAAGACGTAGCACTTGATCTAAACTGTTTAAAGTTTGCTATTGCTGACTTAACAAAAGCATTGTCTTTTAACTTGCTAGCAACGGCATTTATACCTTTTGATAGTCCTAACTGTTTTATACCCTCAATACTCGTAGGAACGTTCGGGAGGGCGATTCCAGACACGTTTTTGACTATGTTATTGATTACAGACTTACTTTCTGCAACCTTATCACTTATAGCGGCAATATACTTGTTTTGTTTAACTCTATTTGTGGCACTATTGACAACAGCATTTACTGCCTTGTTTTGTGCGTCAGTAAGTGAATTTGCGTTAAAACCAAGTCTATCTATTACATCTTCAACTGTTTGTATTTGTGCGCTTGGTACGTTCTTAGTAATGGTATCTAATACCTTTTTAGAACCATCGGGTAATGTTATAAAACCTTTTTTTCTGTCTATTGGAGTATATGTACTTGTAGATATAGCCGATGATAATACATTTGTCACTTTTGTTGAATACTCTGGAAAGTCATATGTCGGTAACTCCTGATATGTTGAAAATATATCTCTTTCTACGATTATTGACATACGGTGATTATTTGCAACTAAATCTACGGTATGATTTACACTTTTAACTAGATAACGTCCTGATAACATAGGATTTACGTCTTCAATATTATGTTCTTCAGCAACTTCTTCAACAAACTCTGGATAATCAACCCATACAAGGTCACCAGCTGCAACCGTAAAGTTACCAGGCGCTTCAATAGTAATTGAAATAAATCTGGACGTATCAGTACTGTTTGTGTAATCAGCAGAAATACGACCTTGATCACCTGTTGTAATGTTTTCATGTAAATTGCTTGTATCAGGTATTAAACGTAGGCGACTATCAAAATAATCTGAATACTTTGATCTATTGTAAGATTGACCAATTGGTGTCTTTTTTAAGGCACTTAGTATTTTTGGATTATTTAAACCATAGGTCTTACTGTCTGGTGTGTGTTCATCATCTAACTCAGCTGCACCTGGTGGCATCATGCCATGATAAGAAGATGAATTTACATTATCAATGTGTAATTTTCTGTAATACAATTCGGTATAACTTGATCTGTGTGTATTGTATGTCTTTGTAAACATATCGTGTGAAATGTTTTTACTTGCAAAGTGTCCTAATCGGGATGACTTTACGGTATCTAATTCGGTGTTGTATCTAAATCCATATGGTTTTTGTAATATCTCGGTCGGATCTAAAGCAGGTGCGTCAAATGATGGTTGACCTGATATTCTTAAATCATAATAAGCAATAAATGGTCTTAACTCATTATTGTTTTGTGCTGACCGATATAAACTTTCAATACATCTAAAATGAAAACCTCGTTTGTTTTCAAAAAACTTATAACCAGCCGATTTAAAATCTTGTGGTTCAGCTATAGATGCCAACATGTTTACTGCATCAACAGGTCTTAAATTAGGAAAAACAATTTTATCATTACCTTTTGTATCATCAACCATTACCACCTTTTTACTATTTAAATACTTTTTACCTTTAATCATCTTATCAACCATCTCACCATAGGTGCCTGTCATTGATTGAGAAACCTTAACTCTTTGATTTCGGCTTAACTCTACTGATGAAAATGATAGTAAAACTGCTTGTGCGTTTTGAGTTGACTTTATTGCTTTTGCTTTATGTACATGTAATCTGAAATTTGTAAAGTCTATTTCTTCATCACCGTCATTCATAATAGGTGTTCTCATTTTAAATTCTAAGAACTCCTGTCCTATAATAGGAAATTTAGAATACAAACCTTTTGTATCATTAAGTAACAAATCACCTGTAATAAAGTTGTTGTCTATGCTTTGATATATTGTAATTGTTGCTGTTGAGTCTGTAATGTCTAATATAGGACCATCTTTACCACGATAACTATATAAAAGTACGTTGCTGACTCTTGTGTCACCTTGATAACGATAAAAGTTATTATCGTATTCTACTGTATTTGTTTGAGGTGGATCTGTGTGTAATTCTCTTGGCATAATTCATATTAACTAATTAGAGATGTAAACTCAACCATAAACAAAGATAAAAACTGTGGTCTTAAAACTCTTATCAATCTCTTTTTTAGTTGTAATCTTTCTTCATATTCATAATTAGTAACAGCAGTTGCACCTGGTGTTGTGCTGTTTACTTGTATTTTGTGTGAGTCATCACTTGATGATGTAGGACCACTTTCTTGTGTTATTTCATAATGATGAACAGCATTAGGATTTGTATATTTGTCATTTATATAGTTTTCAAATTGTACATTGTCTAACGGCCAATCGTAAAATCTGTCTTTGATATTATTAAATAACAATATAATCCAATAGTATTTTTGATCACCATAAAAGTTGTCTGCTAATATCTCTGGTGTTTCACCATTTTGTACTTCAACCTCATCAAATAATGATGCTGATTCCTTTAATCCATTTTTAATTTTAACACGTCTTAAAAGATTTGTTATTACTTTAGGATTACCATTTCCCTCTACATCATACAAAATCTTAGGATAATAACTGAAATACTTTGGCATTTTTAATTCCCATCTCTTAATCTACGTAACTGTCTATGTCTTAGTTTATCAATAAGTTCAAGTTCTCTAAATGATAATGTTAATTCAGTGGTGACAGGACTTCCATCTTTATGTGTTGAAAATTTATCTCCACCATAGTTAACTCCTACTTCCTGCAAAGCACAAAGACCTATTGAATCAATATATTTGTTTGGTGCTGTTTTATAATAGAATCTTATTACAAATTCTTCTGGTAAGTTATATGCTGAAATAGGTCCACCTTCTTCACTTTTTGATGATGGTAACGAATGATATTTAAAAGTATCACATATTTTTTCTACCATTTCAGTTTCAGCTGGATTTCTTGGTGTAAACTTAAACGTAAAGTTAAAGTTACGATAGTCTATACCTTCAAATAAAACGTCTTTGTAAGCTGCTGGCGCTGTGTTTGTTGTCTTTTGAAAAACTGCTCGAGCAGTTTCATTAGGTATATATTTTGCTATGTCCTCTTTTGCAGGTATTATGGCGCCTAATTTTTCTAAAACACCCTCTTTTTTTGCCATCTCGTTTTTAATTTTTAGAAATGCACCAGTAAATAATCCTGCCTCCATTTCACCGTAGTTTACTTTAGTTGTAAAAGATAGTGTTTGTGGCATATACAATGCAATTGTTTGAACCACACGTCTTTTTGCTGATTGTCCTGCAAATCCATCACCTAAAAAATTTGTCTTTCCTTGTATAATTTTTTGAACATCACCAGTTCCTATGGCAGATGATCCTGAACTAAAAGATAGATTTTGTGGCATATTGCCAGGCCTTCTTTGTAATATATCAAATATGATAAAATGTTGTTGATCAGCAGCTTGTTCAGGATAAACAGTTACATTTGGACCAGCAAATCTTTTAAAATTTCTACTTGTATCTGAGGTATTACGTATATTATTTTCTGTCTTTGCATACTTACCTCTTAAAGACGTACCGTTGTATATTCTGTTTAAAAAGTTATTATTTGACATGTTAATATTTATTCGTTATTAGTAAGAATTTGTTAAAAGTTCATTAGCAAGATTTTCTGGTGTTAAAGGTACTGAACCACTTGAACCTTTTTGAGTGTTACTTATATTGTTGGTCACATTATTAGAATTTACAGTGTTATTACTATTGATTATAGATGCCTGTGCTTCAACATTTTTACTCATATTCTCGGCCATAATCTCATCTGCTTTTTGAGTTGAAACATAAGAATCCATACCCACACTAGCACCTTCATCAACAGATGGATTGCCATAAATGGGTGGTATGTTTGCTCTGTCTTCTAATTTTTCTTCTTCAGTTCTTCTACCAGTCAAAAATCTAGCAGTTTTACTTGCATCCAAAGCGCCAAATGTAAATGAATCTAATGCTTTTGATAATCCTGCAATAGATTTTTCATACCAAGTAAGTGTCTCCTCTGGAGCTGCTTGTAATATTTCCTCAGCATTTAAAAATCCTGTAACTGCATCATATGTCGCAATAATTGGTGCCAATGGTTTTAAAATACCTTTAGCAAATGATGTTGACTTTTTAAGTATATTTTTTGATTTTGATAATTGTTTTTGGCCATCTTTTAATTTTTGTTTCTTTTTATCTTTATCCTTATCATCAGCACTACCTTTTAAATCATCTTTGGGTGCGCCATAGTTTATCATTTTTGCTGCAAGTGGTGTAGCAATACCAAAACCCTTTAAAATCTTACCAAACATGCTTGCTATTTTTTTTCTATATTTGAATCCAGCTGCTCCTGCACCTGCAGCTACTACCTCTGATGGAACGTCTGGTAGTTCAAAACCTAGAAAACCTGAGTCATCTGCCTTTTTATCACCACCTAATAGTTCGTTTGTTTCTAACTGTGCCTCTAGTATTTTTTCTAATATTGTTTTTGTTTCACCAAATTGAGCATCAGATTCTCTTTCTTCTTCAACCATTGTTTCTTTATCAAATGAAGGAGTTTTAATACCACCAGTTAATGCATTACTCATGGCAGTTCTACTAGCAATTTCTTCTCTGCCAGATTCTGTATCTAAACTAGGACCAAAATCACTTGAGGCAGTTGAAATAGAACCACTTTTTCTACCAGACTTTATTAATGCTCGTCTTGTTTGTTGTTGTTGTCGCTCTGCTTGATCCTTTCTACTTTCTATTTTTTGTGCAAAATCAGCAACAGGACCTGGTGCATATCTTTGAAGTAGTTTTAATGGTGCAAACTGTTTTAAAAAGTCCTTTACACCAAATTTCAATCTTGTCGTTACACCTAATAAGTCTTTAAGTCTTTCATTAACTCCACCAACTAGATTTGTTACAACTGTTGACTCTTTATCATTTAGTCCTGATTTTTTTAAATCTGATAGGTATTGTGATGTAACTTTTTGAAAATCATTTATTTCATCAAATCCCATATCTCTTAACCCATCTAAACTTAAACCATAATTAAAAATGTAGTCTATAACAGGTTTTCTGATTTGTTCTTTTTTTAGATTTTCTTCAGTATAATTGTATCCTTTTCTTACACGATCAAAATATTTGACCATTGTTTCACCAAAGATGTAACTATCACCTTCTTCTTTAAACTTCTTTTTTTGTTTTGCAAGAATTGATCCAAATTCAGTTTTACGTAACTGACCAATCTTTGGTCTAAACGTATCTGTGGATTCACCAAATGTCAATTTGGTGTCTTTAACTTTTGGTCCTCTTGGTGCCTTTGCCATTGTTTATTATTTCTTAGTTTCTATTTTACTGGGTTTACCATTTACATATAAACCAAACCAAGCTGCACCAGCACCCACAACAACAGACACAAAACCTGCCTGTGCATTGTTTGGTTCAGGTAGTGCCATAAACCATTGCATTGTCATGTAAAAAGCATATCCATATAACAACATGAATACTCTTGGTATTAATCTCCAGTTTGACATAAACTGAGGCACTTCATCTCTTAAAAATACCCATATGTTTACTATTATATTTTTTCCTACTTCTATCATTACTTACTCCTTCTTTGTTCTTCCAATCTTTGTTTTTCTTCTCTTAAATATTGTAGTAACATTTCAATATAAATTTCCCTCTCCCACGGCATCATGTTCTCAAGCTCTGTTAAAGAATATTTGTGATGATGTATTAATGCAAAATTAGTACGATAGATATTCTCCAGGCTCTCATGTGAGAGGGTTATTGAAAAAAATCAGCCGCACCTTTCATTTCAAACTCAAATTCTTTATTAGTCTTTGGGTTTTTATATTTTATAGTATGTTCAATTTGTGGCAGTTCTTCAAAAAACTTAGATAGTTTTTTAAACTGACTCATAGTTAAATTTTCAACAAATTCTTCTAACTCTTTTACTTCAATATCTTTTCTATCAAACACTTCTTCACCGTTGTAAATAGTTTGAATACAATCACGTATTAAACCTGTACTTAATTCAACAAGACCTTTTTTACTTCCCACATCTTTTATCGTAGGAACTTTCATAATTACACCATAGTTTGGTTCAAACTCAATTTTATTATTAATCGTCTTATTCAAATCTGGTTTAATGTCTTCAATTTTTAAAGTGTAATCAACAATCATTGACTCATCATCTGGACACTTTAATTTTAATTCAATATTTTCACCAACTGACTTTGCTCTTATATTTAACCAAATCCATTCAAAGTCATAAAACGGAACTTTGGTCACATCTACATCTGATAAAACACAAGATTGAACAATATCAATAAAAGCTTTAGTGATCTCGTCTTCATCTCTTGTTTCAATCGCTAATAGTAAAACTTTTTCCTCTTTTACTAAAAACGGTCTAAATCTTACCTTTATATCATTTGACAAATTCAAATTGTATTCAGGCACTTTAATTAATGGTAAACTCATTATTACTCCTCATTTTGTAATATTATATATTAGTATAATATATCTCTTATAATTTTAGGTTCAGGTAATCCTTTAGGAAATACCCTTCCTCCTGTTATTCTGCCAATAGGTGTATCTCTCCTAAATTTCTCATAAACTTGTCTTCCTACTGATCTTGCAATACCACCTAAACCAAATGGTAAATTATCTAAAAATCCTTGACCACCTTCAATAGTAGTATTTTTTCTGTACTCATTTATACCATCTTTTCCTTCAATGTTATTAAAGTTAACAGCCGACACATTTTCTGTTGTTGATGCCCAATATCTATATTTAAATGTAACATCAACTTTTACAAATGCATTGCTTGAACTATAACTCATCTGTTGTGCTGAAATAGATTTAGGATACACTTCATAGCATTGAAGTTGATATGCTGACTCATTTGATCCAACTAGTCCTCTTAACTTATCTAATTCTTCTAAGGTCATTTCTGATGTTGGTTTATATTGCAACAATGTATCTAAAAATGATCTTTTTAAAGGTGTTATTGTAATTTTACATGGGGCAGCATAATCGTCATAGTAACCTGCATCATATGATATAGGATCAATTACCATATTTTGCCATGCCTCAAAATAAACTCTTTCATCAAAATCCTGACCTGTGTAAAACGATAATGTCAATTCATCAAATGATACATTTTTACCAAATGATCTGCTTGGACCATAATATTGTTCATTAACATCATCTGTTATTGTTCTACCTGGCATTGATACATCACTACAAAATAAATCTAATCTTAACTGTAATGATTGTCTTAAGCCTGTTGCCAATCTTCTAAAATTTTCAAATCTTTTTTCTTTATCGTCTGCTTGAAACGTATATCCTCTACGTCTTAATGCTTCTGACATATTGTTAGGACCATCTACAGTTACGATAAATTGAGTAGGTCTTGCTAAACCTTCAGCAGATTGAATGCTTGATCTAAATCTGTTTAAAATAGAATCTCTATTTGTAGAAACATTGTTATATCCTGCTTTAGCAGCTGCCTGTTGTCTGTCATAATGAGGTGCTGAAGGTGGTATACCTATCCTCAAATCTAAATCACCTATTTTTTTACCTACACTAATTAATGACATTAAATAAATCTCCTACTGTCTGAATAAACTTGTGCTTCACTTGCCTTTTTAAATCTTTGTACAGGTAAGTATATAGCAACTGCAGCTTCATCTGCATTTATTCTTAAAAATCCTGTTTGTACATATGAATACAAATACTTTTTAATTGTTGGTTTTACAATCTTTATATTTTTTACATCATCATAAGTTACATCAAATTTTGTTTTACTATCAAATCGTTGATCCGTAGCAGTTGCCTGCATACGTTCTAATAGTCTAAATCTCAACAACGGTGGTAGATAGTGAAAGTTCATACCCATAAATCCACCTGATATTGGTTCTAATGGCAACACTAAAGGAAATATATCGTAGTACGGTAAAGTCTTTCTAAATTTAGGGTTATACCCAAATAAGTTCAATCGTCCTACACTAGGTCTACCGTTAAGTTTACCTTGTCTGAATAATTGACCTGCTGTAGTACCACTCGCAATCTTATTTACTTGTGTTCTATACCATGTAGCCGATCTATCACTATCGCCTGCTTTTACTTTGATTCTATCAAATACGCTTGCCATAATACTATTTATGTTAGAAATAAATAGATTTATGAAGAAGATTAAGAAGTTGACTAATCCAGATAAACGGCCATATTCAGGTATATTTAAACCTTTGAACCCTCAAAAATATAAAGGTAATGTAAACAACATTATTTATCGTTCAAGTTGGGAAAAACGTTTTATGGGTTATTGTGATAAGAATAAAGATGTATTAGAATGGGGTAGTGAAGAAATAGCAATTTACTATCGTTCTATTGATAATCGGTCACATAGATATTTTCCTGATTTCTATATGAAAGTAAGGCAATCAAATGGTACATTTAAAAAGTTCATTGTAGAGATTAAACCTAAAGCACAAACTCGTAAACCTAAAAAACCTTTACGAGAAAGCCGTACATATAAAAACGCATTGTTAACTTATGAGAGAAATAGAAGAAAGTGGTCTACAGCGTATGCTTGGTGTTTAAAACGAGATATGAAGTTTGTCATACTTACTGAAGACCACCTAAAGACTTTTTAATTAAGCAACTAATAACTTCT